AGTACGGCGCGGCTACGGCTGGCGAGTCCGGCGCGGCTACGGCTGGCGATTTCGGCGCGGCTACGGCTGGCAAGTACGGCGCGGCTACGGCTGGCAAGTACGGCGCGGCTACTTCGCGCGGCTACGTTTCTGTCGGTGAAAATGGTTGCGGGCTTGTTCGCGGCGAAAACGTAAAAATTAAAGGCGGCATGGGTGCCATCCTTGTGATTGCTGTGGAGAATGATGCGGATTACGGCATTAAAGAGTGGAAAGCCTTTGTCGTTGACGGTGAAAACATCAAGCCTGACACCTGGTACAAGCTGAAAAACGGCGACCTTGTGGAGGTATCCGAATGACTAGCTTCTGGGGGCATCAAGACAACCCCTTCCCGCCCTATGATGATGAACCGATTGTAACGGACGCTGACGGCGTACCGTACTACGATGGCGACGAGATTGTAGACCTAGACGGCGCGATTTACCGCTACGATGACTTAGACGTTAAGACAGTTTTGACCGCGCTCGGCATCCCGATTGCGGTTGCAGCAGAGGGATAAAAATGACCTGTAAAAGTATAAAATCCGCATTCAAGGATAACGCCCCTGATAAATACCAGAAACACTTTCAGGCCATGCAACAGATTATACATGACCGCTCTACGCCAGACTTCATCAAATATCAGCAGATGCGAGACCTTACGATTTCCGCTGAAACAGGGATGAGCCAGAGCATGCGCAGATTCGAATACATGGAGGTTTGACAAATGGAAACGAAATTACAGGTAATCACGCTGAAGCAGTTGCCCATTATCGAGGAGCACCTTCAGCTTGTGAAAGCCGATGTAGAGACCCGCACGAAGAACGCGATGCAGCTTGTTTGCACGGAAGAAACTCGCGGAGATGTAAAGAAAATCCGCACGGAACTGGGCAAAGAGTTTGCATCGATGGAAGAACAGCGAAAGCGCGTTAAAGAAGCCATCATGGAGCCGTACAACCAGTTTGAAGCGGTTTATAAGGACTGCATCTCCGACCCGTACAAGAAGGCAGATGCCGAGCTTAAGCGCCGCATTGATGAGGTAGAAGCAGGCTTGAAGGCCGATAAGGTCAAGGCCGTACAGAGCTACTTTGACGAGCTTTGCAAAGCAAATAATCTGCCGTGGCTGCGTTTTGAGCAGATGAACCTTAAAATCGGGCTTTCTACCAGCGTGAACGGCACAAAGACCGCGCTTACATCGACGGTTCTTAAAATCGCCGAAGAGGTGCAGGAGCTTTCCCGCCATGATGACGCCGCCGAGTTGCTGGTTGAATATAAGAAATCGCTGAATGTTGCGCTTGCATTGAGTACTGTTCGCGCTCGGCATGAGCAAATCGAACTGCAAAAGCAGCAAGAGGCCGAGCGCCAAGCTGCACTGGAACAGCAGCATGCGGCAGAAGAAAAGGTACAGCAGGCCATCGAAGAAGCGCGAGAGACGCAGCCTGACGCAGTACAGCCGCCTGTTGAAGAAGTACCCGTCCCCGATGAAGAACCACTTACAGAAACGCCAGCCGCCGCGCAGGACGTTTACGAGGTCAAGTTTGCAGTTCGCGGCACCATTGAACAGTTGAAGAAACTGAAACAGTTTATTTTGCAGGAGGGTATGACCTATGACGACATCTAATCAGCAGTTGACACAGAAACCGAAGTTTTCCGTTGCGATCAATACGCAGGGATACCAGAACCTTATTAACAACACCTTGCGCGACCCGGACCGTGCGCGGCGTTTTACGGCAAGCATTACAAGCGCCGTTGCGGTGAATCCCGCTTTGCAGGAGTGTGATGCAGGGACGATTCTTGCGGGTGCCCTGCTGGGCGAATCGCTCAACCTCAGCCCTTCCCCGCAGTTGGGTCAGTATTACCTCGTGCCGTTCAAGCAGAAGGCCAAGTATGACCGAGACGGCAACATGATTCGCCCGGAAACCACCACCGCCACATTCGTGCTTGGTTACAAAGGCTATGTCCAGCTGGCATTGCGCAGCGGCCAGTACAAAGACCTTGATGTTATGGTTATCAAGCAGGGCGAGTACATGGGCAAAGACCCGGAGACCGGCAAGGCGCGTTTCAAATTTATTGAGGATGACGATGTGCGTGATGCACTTCCGACTGTTGGCTATATGGCTTATTTTGAGTACATGAACGGTTTCCGCAAGGTGCTGTATTGGAGCAAAGAAAAGATGATGACCCATGCAGACACCTACAGCCCGGCATTCAGCCGTAAAGGCTATGAAGACCTGTTGGCCGGTAAAGTTCCGCAGGGCGAAATGTGGAGGTACAGCTCGTTCTGGTACAAGAACTTCGATGATATGGCGAAGAAAACCATGCTGCGGCAGCTGATTTCCCGCTGGGGCGTTATGAGTATTGACATTCAAACGGCACTTGAACACGACGATACCATCACGCATGAAAACGACGGCCAGCTTATTGCAGAGCGCGTCGCGTCCGCAAAGGACGTCCGCCTTGAAGCTGCTGCACAGCCTGTACCGCAGATTGAACAGCCGCAAGCCGAACAGGCCGTTGAAGCCCAGACCACTGCTGCCGAGCCGAAGAAAATTGACTTGAGCAGCCTGTGAGATGGACTGCAAGATAATTTCAACTGGGAGCCAAGGGAACGCCGTACTCATTCAAAATTCAATACTGATTGATTGCGGCGTTCCATTTTCTCAGCTGACAGACGATTACAAAAGCTTGAAGCTCGTATTGCTCACACACATCCACGGCGACCACTTCAACCCCGCCACGCTGCGCAGGCTTGCCAGAGAGCGGCCTACATTGCGTTTTGCGTGTTGTGTTTGGTTATGTGCAGCCCTCGTGAATGCTGGCGTTAAAATGGGCCAGATTGACGTGATACGAACAGAACGCTGGTACAACTACAAGAATCTGTGCAGAATCAAGGCGCAGGAAACAAAGCACGATGTGCAAAACTGCTGCTGGCACATGGAACTGCCGCAGCCGCCTGTTGAAAGATTGTTTTATGCTACCGACACGAGCAATCTGAACGGCATAACAGCCAAAGGCTATAATCTCTATCTCGTCGAAGCTAACTACACAGAAGCGGACATCAAAGACCGCATAGCCGAGAAGAAAATCAACGGCGAGTATGTGTATGAAAAGCGCGTGATGCGTGAGCATCTAAGTAAAGAGAAAGCCGACGATTGGCTATACCAGAATATGACAGCGCATTCCGAATACATCTATATGCACTGCCATCAAGAAAAGGACAACTGAATATGGATAAAACAGCCTATATCAAATTATGGCTCGATTACAGATGCTATTTTGAGACGCTCAGTGACGCTGAGGTAGGGCGTTTGGTGCGTGCAATGCTCGATTATGAGCTAGACGGAGCAACGCCAAAGTTCAGCGGGAGTGAACGTGTTCTGTGGCCTGTAATGCGGCGAAACATTGATATTGACCATGAATTCTTGGAAAAGCAGGCGAAGAACGGTTCAAAGGGCGGTCGCCCGAGAAAACCCAAAGAAACCCAACAAAACCCAGAAGAACCTAAAGAAACCCAACAAAACCAAAAAGAGAAAATAGAAAATAGAAAACAGAAAATAGAATATATTACTACTACGACTACCGCGCAAGCGCGCGAAAGCTGGCAACAATGCGTAGATTGCTACGAGCAGAACATTGGCGCACTTCCTCGTGCCGCATTTGATAGCATTGTGGGCTATCTGGAACAGGTAGAGCCTGACCTTGTTTGCGAGGCAATCAATCAGGCAGCTATCAACAATAAGCGTTCGTGGGGCTATGCGCAGGCAATCTTGCGCGACTGCCTGCAAAATAACATTACCACCCGCGCGGCGTATCTTGCCGAGAAAGAGGCCAGAAGCCAGCAGAAAGGCGCTGCACAACGGCAGCAGATGAAAACCACACAAGAAAAGCTGCGCGAAATCGCGAAAGGAGGCATGGCAGATGACTTATCAGCAGACGGCGGCGCTCTTGTCGCTGGCCATGAACTATTGGGATAACATTTGCAGCAAAACGAACGCCGAGGAAACTGCAAAAGCCTGGGCGACGTCGCTTGCCGACGTCCCCTACAGCGCCGCACTGAAAGCCGTGCAGGAGCTTTCCAAAACGCACCGCTTCAAGCCAACTGTAAGCGAGGTGCGGGAAGCTGCTGTCAAATACAGCGCATACAACGTCTCCGATAACTGGTCTATGCGCCTTGCGTGGGACAGGTACACAGAACTCGGCATACCGCTGCCGGAATGGTTTGCTGCTGGCGTGTTACAGCTTGGCGATGCGGCCCCAGAAGCATACAAACGAGCTTTGTTGGGGCGGCGTGCGCAAGAGAAAATTTCGTGTTGAGGTGAAAATATGCTGAATGTTGTTGCAATCATGGGCCGCCTTGCGCGTGACCCGGAGCTTCGTCAGACTACGACGGGCAAGAACGTTGCGTCGTTCCGCATCGCCTGTGATCGCGGACGCCGTGACGCCAACGGCCAGAGTCAGGCTGACTGGCTGGACGTTGTTGCATGGGACAGGACGGCAGAGTTCGTCTGCAAGTATTTCCAGAAAGGCTCCCTGATCGCCATTGACGGCCGCTTGCAGACACGCCAGTATCAGGACAAGAACGGCCAGAACCGTACAGCCGTTGAAATCGTGGCAAATAGCGTAAATTTTGGGCAAAGCAAGGAAAGTATATACCCTGGCACGGAAAACGTGTCAGAGAGCGCCGCAGCCGCCCCACAGCGCACGCAAAGTGTACAGCGCACAACGCAAAGTGCTGCGCCGAGCTATTCTGCTGGCAACGGTGACGATTTCGCACTCATCGAGGATGAGGGCGACCTGCCGTTCTGAGGAGCCACACATGGGGAGAATTTACAAGTATACAGTACCGCTTGCCCCGGTGACGAAGAAGAACAGCCCGCAGATTTTCTACATGGGCGCACGATGCCCCGTTTGCCACAAGGGTAAAACAGCGCGTGTCATGCCGAGCGCGGCCTATCTAAAGTACGAACGGGCAGCCGTGTATTATCTTACCCCCAAGCCAAAAAAGCCGATAGGCACGCCCTGCCGCGTTGAGACACGGTTCTACATGCCGACGCGCAGACGATGCGACCTGCCGAACCACATCGAGGCAATACACGACATTCTTGTCAAAGCAAATATACTGGCAGATGATAACTATACCATCATCGCCAGCGTGGACGGTTCCCGCGTGTTGTACGACAAAGAAAACCCACGCACAGAAATTTTTATTGAAGAATTGGAAGTGAACCCATGAAAGCCAGACTTCATCCCACCCCGGCCATGCAAAAAGCCATAGACGCCTATGCAGAAGCTAAAATTCAGGGCATCCAGAGCCGTGCGCAGGAGGCTGTCATGAAGGAGCGCAACGACATTGCTACCCGCGCCACCTATCTGTGCCTGCTGGCATGCTATCAGGTCGGTCTTTCTCCCCGCACCCTGAAACGGATTCAGGATGTGATGACCGGTCCGGTAGCCGACAAATACAACGAGTACCGCAATGACCAGCTTGCCGACCTCTGGGCGCAGGTAACTCTGCAAAGCATCGGCATTGAAGCACCCAAAACAAAGGAGCCGCTATGACCACAACAAAATTCTGCAAGACCTGCGGGAAAATCATGTGGGATGTCCAGCCCACAAAGCGCTATTGCGATTCCTGCATCCGCAAGCGCAATATCAAGAGCGCGCAGGCGTCCTACCAGCGCCGCAGGGATGCCGGTGTTTTGAAAAAAAGCAAGAAACCCGCTGCGCATCCCTGCCCGAAGAAAACCATAAAGCCCATTGAGCAATGTACCCGCGAAGCCGCCGCCCTGGGCCTGACCTATGGGAAGTATGTAGCCCACGGGCTGGATAAGGAGTGATTGTAATGGGATTCTATATTGAAGTAAGCCGCTACGATGTTGGAAAATGCCCGCACTGCGGCAAGCCAATCAAAGACACAATGCAAGACTATGAGTATTCCGGCGGGCGTGTCTGGAAAGAGTATCTCGAAAAAATAGGCTATTATGTGCCTTATGAAATCCGCGAGAAAGAGCCAGAACGCGATTTTTATGGAAAAGATATGACGCTCACATCCGAACAGGCAAAAGACCTTGTAACTTTTGCAAGAGAACACGATGTATTCGGTTGGGGAAGCATTAAGATGCTGGTCGATTGCGCCATAGAAAACGGAGATTTTGTAGTTATCAATGCAGATTGGTAAGGAGTGAGACTATGGACGCAGTTAAATATGTAAAAACTCTACACAGATTGTGCAAAAGCAAAGACAGTTGTTTTGAATGCCCATTGCAAGACAAAGAAAATTGCGGCTGTATCACGGATACAATCGAATACGTGGAAAAAGCTGTGACGATTGTCGAGCAATGGGCAAAAGACCACCCCGTAAAAACACGAAAAAGTGAATTTCAAAAAATGTTCCCGAATGCGAACATGTACAGTATTACAACCACTTTTTGCACTGCGCATTTTGACAAAAAGAAGGCGTGCGAGGTAGGCGTGGCATCTGAAGAAATGTGCGAGAAGTGCAGATACAAATACTGGAACGAGGAGGTAAATGATAATGACTAATATCACAACCCTGCGCCAGAGCATGGCGTATGTAGAGGAGGCGGCAAAATGAGCAAAACAATAGACTGCCTGATTCCGGGCGCAAGCCAGCCGAAAGAACCGGTGCGGCTGATTGACATTAAAGAAATCTTACAATATGACGGTGCACATTTCACATGGTCTGGCGGCAGGAATTGCCTTACTGAACAGAAAGCGGCCTATGCGCGTGGTTACGACGCTGGGATGAAGTTCATCGTAGACGAAGTCAAGAAAGCACCTACCATCGACCCAGAATCCCTGCGGCCTACTGCGCATTGGATAAGCGATAGCGGCGGAAGCACAAATGTTGTATGTTCAGCTTGTAATGCAATTTCTTTCGCTGCTTATAATTTTTGCCCGGAATGCGGCAAAAGGATGGTGAGCGCAAATGAAAGTCTATAAGAACCCTTGGGTAACTCGTGAAAGCTACTTCGTGAAAACGGGTGCGGCAGGAACTACGACTACTGTATATGTTGTTGAGTTTTGGAACGGAAAGTGGACTGTTGAGGAAGCGAAATATTATACAAGAGATGTAAAAACGATGCCTGTTGTTGCAGAAAATAATATTAACTTAAAAGACGTAATCAGGGATGCAATACTTTCTGCTGTGCATGACGCAGCAAAGGAGCAAAGGATGGTGAGCGCAGATGACTGAAATCGTTGCATTTTTTGAAATTTTTATTTTGCTGACCTGTGCGGTATATTTCGTTTTTCGCGTGGCGAAAGCTATCGCACGGAAGAAACCGCAAGAGCCGGAAAAAGAGACACTATGCGATACTTGCAAGAACCTTGTACGCAAGGGCGGAGACATAGAGTCGGGAAAATACAAATGCGCATTTGAACCCGGGAGTTTTTATAAATCGCCTGAGTATTGCCGGAACTACAAGACTCGAAATGAAAATAAAGAACCCCCGGAGGTTACCCCATGACCATTATCCTTATTATCGCCGCCGTCTGTGTTTACGACCTGTGCGGCCTGCTCGCCGTCCTGTACATCAACCACACAGACCGAATGGACACCGTAGACGGCGCAGACAACGTTATTGTCCTTATTTTCTGGCCGCTGCTGGTCGTAACCCGCATCGGCATTGCGATTTATCGAATAGTTAGGAGGCTGCTTTGAACGACAAGGAAATCGCAGATAAAAAGCGCTGGCTATGGAGGTATCAGCGCTGCCGCAGCTCAGAAAAGCAACTGCGCAGACAAATTGCGCTAGAGCGAGAAAGAGCCACAGCAACTACCAAAGCCCTGTCCCCTATCATGGTCACATCAAGCAAGGCGAATACCATGGAATCCGCCATTTTAAAGATTGTGGAGCGACAGGAAAAGCTGTACAAGCAAATCATTAAAACTGAAATAGTCCGTGATGAGATTGAAACAGCCATAAACAGCCTGCCAGATGACCGCATGAAAGCGGTTCTTCAAGAGCGGTATATAATCGGGACGTCGCGTTGGTGGAGAATCGCAAACAACCTCAATATATCAGAGGTCTACGCGAAGAAGCTGGAAAGACGCGCTCTTGAGAAATTGTATACGCCAGTATACGAATCATCTGATACAATGGGTATGCTGAAACTGTAAGGCGGGTACATTACAGTCCATAGCAAAACCTCCTATTCTCGATACTGACAGCCGGGAAAGACCGGCATTTTATATGCTGCATAGCCAGCCGTAAACTGGGACTGACCAGTCAATACAGCAAGGGCGCTGCGTTCCGCAAGCTACGGCGTGGCAAAGGTGCAAGGCCTATGTGCAGTACCAACAGTCGCGGTAAGCCTCTGGTGCACAAGTTATTAAAAAAGTGCATCTCATTTTTAATTGATACCGACTTGGACACAGTTAATTAAAATGAGTTTTACTTTTGGCAAACAAAAAGTGCAACACGCGCAACTGCCGCGCCTTTATGCGGGTGTAGTTCAATGCAGAACTGCGGTCTCCAAAACCGCAAGATGAGGGGTCAAGACCTTCCACCCGTGCCAGATGGCTGGGTCGCGCCCAGTCTGTGTGAGAGTGCGCGGTATACCTCACAAATGATGACAATGGTCGTGCAAACGGCAAGCCGCACATGCCCTTGTAGCTCAATGGCAAGAGCCTTGGTGTGCCGGTTCAAGTCCGGCTGAGGGCACATGCTGGGTCGCTCCCACCGGTGAAAGCCCGGCGTAGGAAACGCGATAGATAACTGACACACCGGAAGAGCGACGGTGCACAGCCCACTACGAGAGGGCGCATACCCGACTGCACACCGATTTTGAAAGCGGAGAGGTTCGGGGACGTTTAGACGGTGACATCGAGAAAACCGTTCGGCATCTGCTTGTGCGGACTCCGTTACTGACGCAGTTACGCATCGCCGAAACTCATTACATCAAAGCAGAAACCGTAAACCAGCAGACGGGATATAAAACGGGTTGGATGCCGCGTTGTGATTTCCTACGCGGGATATAAATAGAGGAAATCAAAAAGCGTTGCGGATTTGCTCCCCGCAACGGGTGAGACCGGCATAGCAGAGACCGGTAGGGCGGGAACGCGCTTTTCCTCCGGCGCAAAGGGGTTTTGGAGGATATAAGCCTACACACATTGTGTGGGCTTTTTGTGTTGCATAAAGGAGGAAGTTATGCAAGTTGTTATGAAATCGCTGGGAGAAATTCACCCATACGAAAACAACCCAAGAATCAATGACAAGGCAGCAACGGCAGTCGCAAAAAGCATTGAAGCGTATGGTTTCAAAGTTCCGATTGTGATTGCAGCAGACGGAGAAATTGTATGCGGGCATACGCGATATAAGGCAGCGCAAGAACTGAAACTGAAAGAGGTTCCGTGCGTGATTGCGGACGATCTCACGCCGGAGCAAATCAAGGCGTTTCGGCTTGCTGACAATAAGGTTTCAGATGTTGCAATCTGGGATAACAAAAAGTTGCTGCAAGAGCTGGATGAACTTGATGCGTTTGACGATGACGCTCTGTTTACTGGTTTTGAATTGGGGGGGCTGTTTGACAATACCCTTGATGAAAGCGACAAAGCAGCAGTGGAAAACAACGAGTTTGGCGTAATGTACGAGGCTGTTTTCAAAAGTGACAGCAAAGAAAAGCTGGAACGCCTGCAAAAATATTGGGAGGATATGCAGGATGAAAGAGAAAACACTAATAGTGGAAATATCGGGGAAACGTCCTGGAACGAAACAGCAGCGACCGACGGAGAAAAACAGAACTGAATATCCGCATATCATCATTTCTAACAATTCAGAAGGTTACGACACAGACTGGGAAATCGTAAACGTTCCTAAAGAATATGAGGAATGGTATAAGTCCGTTGCAAAGACAAGCGACAATGCGTGGTATGCCCCGATGAACCGCAGTTATGCAATCAAGTACGCCAGAGAACACGGGTACAGATATCTTGTCCAGTTGGACGATAACATAACATTTTTAGAAATCGGGTACACGCGGAAAATCGACGACAAAACAATCAAAAGATACCGCGTCCAAAGCAGAGATGAAATGCTTGATGATTTCGTAGATACGCTTGTGACTGTGCTGGAATGCACTAATGCTGCAATGTCAGGCTGTACGCTATGCGGCGTAGCTGCTCCTGCGGATGATTATTTGTCGGAAAGATTTGTATATAGCTGCTTTGCATTGGATGTTGACAGATGCCCTGATTTATTCCAAGGTGACTTTGAGGACGACGTCGAGTTCCGCTTGAAACTTAAGCAAATGGGCGTCCCATCTGTACAGGTTGCACCTTTACGGTATAGTAAGACAGGGCAAGCGCAAAACAAAGACCTTACAGGATGCCGAAAAGCATATGCCGAAGCTGGCGTAAAACGTGGCGAGCATATGCGCAAACTGTACGGCAATATTTACAGCTGCGGGATGAGAAGCAAAAGCAACTGTATCACATCGCAAGCGGAAGCAGGAGCAGCCTATTTCAAGCACATTCTGAAACCGTTTAAGGTCGGCGTGCTTGTGAAAGACAAAGAAAAGATTGATGCTCAAATGCAATTCATCTTCAAAAAATGGGCGAAAGAGCCTAAATGCTCTTGCAAAATCAAAGAAAAGCGGGTGAAAGGGTGAGAGAATGGCTCGCACAGGTAGACCCAAAAAGAACATAGACCAAAACCAGTTTGAAAGCCTATGCGGATTGCAATGCACCCTTGAAGAAATCTGTGGTTGGTTCGGCATAACGGATAAAACACTTAATTCATGGTGCAAAAAGACATATAACAAAACTTTTTCCGAGGTATTCAAGGAAAAGCGCAGCACGGGAAAAATATCGCTGCGCAGGCACCAGTGGAGACTTGCTGAGAAGAACGCTAATATGGCGATTTTCCTAGGCAAGCAATATTTGGGGCAGAAAGACGAGCCTGAACAGCAGGCAGACAGCGGGGTGCAAATCATAGATGACCTGTAATAGATTGTCGGCTATGGTATCCCCTTGCTTTGCAGATGTTCACCGCCAAATCAAGGCTGGCAACGTAAAAGAACTACTTGCAAAGGGCGGGCGCGGCTCTACCAAATCAAGCTACATAAGCATCGAGCTTATTTTGCAGCTGCTGAAGCATCCGCAGTGCCACGCAGCGGTTTTCCGCAAGGTCGGCAACACACTGCGCACAAGCGTTTATGCGCAAATCGTATGGGCAATCAATGAGCTTGGCTTGCACGACCATTTTCGCTGCACTGTCTCCCCTATGGAATGCACCTATTTGCCAACTGGGCAAAAGGTGCTTTTTTTCGGTGTTGATGACCCCGGAAAGGTAAAGTCAATCAAAGTGCCGTTTGGTTATATCGGCATCTGCTGGTTTGAGGAACTTGACCAGTTTGACGGGGAAGAGCAAATCCGAAACGTGGAGCAGTCCTGCCTGCGCGGCGGCGACTGGTTCATCACGTTCAAAAGCTTCAACCCGCCAGCAATGGCACGGAACTGGGCAAACGGCTACGCTTTGCAGCCCCGCAAGGGAAAGCTAGTACATCATTCCACCTACAAAACAACGCCCGCAGAATGGCTCGGAGAGCGGTTTCTGGCCGATGCTGAATATTTGCAGCGCACAAACGAAACGGCCTACCGACACGAGTATCTGGGCGAGGTTGTCGGCAGCGGCACAGCGGTATTCGAAAACTTGAAAATTCAACCAATCACAAACGAGCAGTTGAAAACATTCGACAGAATCAAGCGCGGCGTTGACTGGGGCTGGTATCCTGACCCATGGGCATACAATGCAATGCACTATGACGCAGCGCGGCGCACGCTGTACATCTTCGATGAACTGACGCGCCGTAGAACCAGCAACAGGGACACTGCGCAACTTCTTTTGGATAGAGGGCTGACGCGTGAGGACAAAGTATGTGCGGATAGCGCAGAGCCGAAATCTATTGCGGACTATAACAAGTACGGCGTAAAGACGTTCCCAGCCCGCAAGGGGCCGAAATCGGTTCGGTATGGCACAAAATGGTTGCAAATGCTGGAAGCTATTGTCATTGACCCTGAACGTTGCCCGGACACAGCAAAGGAATTTAGCGAGTATGAATACGAGCGGGACGGCAAGACGGGAGAAGTGCTGGAAGGCTACCCGGATTTGAACAACCATCACATTGATGCGGTGCGGTACGCGATGGAAAGCACAGCAAACAAGGCGGGAGACACCGCCGAAACCAGATACAAGAGCATTTTCGTGTAAAGGCGGTGAGAAGACGTGAAAACATACCAAGATTTTATAGCGGTTGGCGAGGACGAAAAGGCCCGCATGAGTTTCATACTGGGCGCAATCAATGAGTATAAGGCCGACCATAGCACACGCCTTGCAGCGAACGCAAACAAGTATTACCACGGAGAAAACCCTACAATCAACAAATACGAGAAAATCATCTACGACATGCAGGGCAAGGCGCACCGTGACATGTACACGGCAAATCACAAGATAGCAAGCAAGTTCTTTGGTTTGGTCGTAGACCAAGAAGTTTCGTATTTGCTGGGAAACGGCGTTTCATTTCAGGAGCCGGAGACAAAAAAGGCGCTGGGTGCGACGTTTGACGAAGATATTATGGACGCTGCCCGTCATGCTTTGATTGACGGGCAGTCCTTCGTGTTCTGGAATCTCGACCATGTGCAGGTGTTTGCAGCAGAGGAATTTGTTCCTCTGTACGACGAGGAAGACGGCTCCATTAAAGCCGGAATCCGTTTCTGGCAGGTGGCAGACAATAAGCCGCTGCGCGCCACGCTGTACGAGCTTGACGGCTACACAGAGTATCTAAAGCCCAAAAGAGATGATATGGCGATTCTCAAGCCGAAACGCGCATACAAGTTGAAGCTGCGCACCAGCGAGGCAGACGGAACAGAAATTTATGACGGCGAGAATTATCCCGGATTTCCCATTATCCCGCTGAAAAACGGCGAGCAGGCCCACAGCGAACTACAGGGGCGACAGAATACCATTGACGCGCTCGACCTTGCAAGCTCCAACATGGTAAACAACGTTGACGAAGGAAACCTGATTTTTTGGGTTCTGACCAACTGCGGAGGCATGGACGAGCAGGACGATACAAAGTTCATTGAGCGTCTGAAAACTACCCATGTCGCCCACGCTGACGGTGACGAGGGCGCGAAGGCCACGCCACAGAGCATCGAAGCGCCGTTTCAAGGCACGCAGGCGACTATTGATATGCTCACCAAAAAGCTATACGAGGACTTTCAGGCCTTTGATTCTGCGGCTGTCAGCGCTGGCAACCAAACTGCAACGGCTATCAAGGCCAGTTATGTGCCACTCGACCTGAAAACGGACAAGTTTGAAAGTTGCGTGACGCGCTGCATCAAGGGCATTTTGGCGGTTGCAGGTCTTGATGACGATCCGACATACACGCGCAATCAAATTATCAACAAGCAGGAAGAGGCGCAGACGGTTTTGCTGGGAGCGGAATATTACGACGACGAGTACATCACGCGCAAGCTATTGACCATTCTCGGAGACGCAGACCAGTACGAGGAGCTGATGAAGCGGAAAGCGGCAGAGGAGCTAGACCGTACAATTACCAACCAGCCACCTAACGAGCCGCAGAACCAGCCGGGAGAAGGAATGAACGGCAATGGCGAAACCTGATTATGCCCACAGAATGACCGACGCCGAGCTTGCCAAGCTGGAACAGCGCATCGCAAAGCTGTATAAAGAAGCTGCTGACGAATTGACCGACACAGTAAAAACCTATTTTGAGCAGTTCGAGAAGCGTGATGCAGCCATGAAAGAAAAGCTGGATGCAGGCGAAATCACCGAACAGCAGTACAAGCAATGGCGGCTTGCGCAGATGGGCAGAGGCAAGCGTTTTACGGCGCTGCGGGACAAGGTGGCAGAAAGATACACCAACGCCAACGAAACGGCTGTGGCCTATGTCAATGACGCTACGCCTGGCATTTACAGCTTGAACCGCAATTACTCTGCTTACAAAATCGAGCAGGTTTCCGACAAAGCAGATTTTACGCTGTGGGACGAGCAGACAGTTAAACGTCTGATTGTGGAACAGCCGGACTTGATGCCGTACTACCCGCCAAAGCGGGCGTTACAGCGCGGCATTGATTTGAAGTACGGAAAGCAACAGATTACGGCCAGCGTCACAAGCTCCATCCTGCAAGGCAAAAGCATACCGAAAATTGCAAACGACCTGCAAAGCCGTATGCAGGACATGAGCCGCACAAGCGCTATTCGAACCGCCAGAACGGCGGTCACGGGGGCGCAAAACGCGGGGCGGCTAGATACTTACCGTGCAGCGCAGGACATGGGCATAAAGCTCAAAAAGCGCTGGCTTGCAACGCTGGACGGCAGAACACGCCACGCGCACGCAATGCTTGACGGGCAGACGGTCAATGTTGACAAGCCGTTCAAGGTAGACGGGTACGAGATTATGTACCCGGGCGACACTTCCGCGCCGGGCTATCTTGTGTATAACTGCCGCTGCACCCAAGTTGCAGAGATTGACGGCGAGGACACAAGCAGCGGCGGCAGACGCGCCAGAGACCCAGAAACGGGGGAAACTGTGCTTGTGGAAGATATGACCTATGCGGAATGGGCGGGGTGGAAGAAAGAGCAAGCAATAGTCAAGGAAAAAGCTGAACTTAATTTGCATTCAATGCAAGACTGCAAAGAGGCGTTGCTAAATGATATTGGGTTCAACCTTGTTGAGGATTCTTTTGTTCGCAATGTTGATGAAAGGCTCGCCATTGATTGCACAAAGCAGTTGCATAATCTCGAACAAACATTCGGTGCTGTTAAGAAGTCCACAGGCTCTATATGCTCCGTATCAGGCGGCAGAGCGACAGATGCATACGTCGGTGCGAAAGTCACAGACCCAACAAACCAAAATCTGTCTTTGTGTCCCATAGCTTTTAACAGCTATAAAAGCAATGTTACCGAAACTTTGTCTCAGATAGAAAGCGGCTATATAATGCCAGCTTTGAAGGAAAATGCATCAATATACACTGTGACGCATGAATATGGCCACATGGTACAGAATACTGTCATAAAAAAGGCTATGGAAGATTATGGGCTTGAAAAGCTAAAAGCGTCCATTGACTATAGCAAGAAAACGGAAAAGGCAAGACTTAAGCAATATAAAAAGATATGGGCAGACACAGAAAAAAGGTGTTGCGCAGAAATACTTGACATTGCGAAAGAAGCTAATGTAAACTTCAAATTGGGAGATAATATTTCTCGGTATGGGAGAACAAATTACGCAGAATTTTTTGCAGAGGTGTTTGCAAACAGCCAGCTTGGCGCGCCTAACGAGCTTGGCAAGGCTATGCTGGTTTGGCTTGAAAGAAAGGGGCTTGTAAAATGAAAAGCGAACCATATTTTATGAGAAATAAGGATTGGTACTATTTCGACGAAGCGGAATTTTGTTACAAGCTGACAAAAAAAGCACCTACTAAAGCCGTACAGTCTTACGATGAATTTTACAAAGATGAAATCGTTAAGGACAAGAACGGTGAAGCGAGAATTGAGCGATGAGAATCCCACTTAAAAAGTAGGAGGTAAGAGTCATGAATCCAATAAAAAGATTTTTAGGGGATACATCAAGTGAAAAGTTTACAGCTTACGACACAGATGATGAAGCAAAAAAGCACATATCTATGTTTGGATATGATGATGTAATTATTACAGAAGATGACATCGAAAATCTTCGAACTGGGAAAACGCTGGTATGCAATATTATGGATGAATATAGCGTTGTTATGCGCTTAGAAAACGATGAAAATCACACTTGAAGACCACAGCGATGAAGTATTAGAAGCGCTGGAATCCGCTTGCCAGCGGGCGTTGGAAAAATGCGGGCTTGTCGGTGAGGGGTATGCTAAAAAGCTATGCCCCGTTGACACGGGCAACCTGCGAAACAGCATCACCCACACGGTCAGCGACGGCGAAAAAGCTACATATATCGGCACAAATAGCGAGTATGCAGTTTATGTCGAGTGCGGCACGGGCATATATTACCCGGGCGGCAGACAAACGCCGTGGGTGTACCAAGATGCAAAAGGCGATTGGCATTTGACGCACGGCCAACGGGCAAAGCCTTTTATCAAGCCTGCCGTTTCCGAGCACGGCGAACAGTACAAAAGAATAATCGAAGCAGAGCTGAAAGGAAAATAAGCCTCTCGGCTCTTTTTATTAGCATCTACCGCGTTTGCGGCAGGTGCTATTTTTATACGCAAAAACAGCGAAGCACAGCTGTTTTGAATAAATAAACTCAAATGGCGAAGAACCGCCACCGAAGAAAAGGAGAGAATCCCCATGGCAAAATTTACACGCGCTGAAATCCGTAAAATCATTGGCGATAGCTGCACTGACGAAATTGAAAATCAGCTGGTGGCGCTCCATCTTGGCGTTGTTGACCCGCTGAAGGACGACGTCATGCGGTATAAAGCCGATGCAGAAAAGCTGCCGGGCGTTCAGAAGGAGTTGGACGACCTGAAAGCGCAGGGCGACGGCGGCTACAAGGCTAAGTATGAAGCAGAGCACAAGGCTTTTGGGGACTACAAGGCCAGCGTAGACGCTGAGAAAACAACGGCTGCCAAAGAAAAGGCGCTGTCCGACGTCCTGCTGAAAATCGGCATTTCTGAAAAACGGATTTCCTCTGTCGCACGCCTTGCAAAGGGAGACGGCCTGCTTGACAAACTGGAATTGGATGACAAGGGCGCTATCAAAGACGCAGCTGCACTTGAAAAGAGCCTCAAGACCGATTATGGCGAGTACATCACCAAGAGCAGAACCAAAGGCGCAGACACGTCTACTCCCCCTGCCAACAATGGCGGCAAGGCCCTGACGCGGGAGGACATCTACAAGACGGACGACAAGGGCCGTTATGTACTGTCCACCTCCGAGCGGCAGGCGGCGCTTGTGAACCTCATGCAAAACGAATCTGACGATTAACAGAAAGGAGCCAATATATGGCTGCAAAAACTAACCTGACTACCGCTGCCCAGATTACTGTCAACGCCCGCGAGGTTGACTTCGTCACCCGCTTTGGCAAGAACTGGGACGCGCTGCGCACCATCATGGGCATTATGCGCCCCATCCGCAAGGCACCCGGCACGAAGCTTGTCTCCTATGAGGCCACTGTTGACGGCACTCTGGCTGGCGGTACGTCCGTTGCCGAGGGCGATGAGATTCCGCTGACCAAGATGAAGGTCGAGCCCAAAACCTACGGCGACATTGAGATTGCCAAGTATGCTAAGAGCGTATCCGTTGAGGCAGTCGCCAAGTACGGCGCAGATGTTGCCGTTGAAAAGACCGACGAGGCGTTCCTTGTCGCCCTGCAGAACAAGGTTCTGGGCGACTTCTACACCTTCCTGAACACTGGCTCTCTGGCTGTAGCTGCTACCACTTGGCAGCAGGGTCTTGCTCTGGCAAAGGGCAACGTGCTGGACAAGTTCGCCAGCATGGATCGTGATGTTACCGAGGTTGTCGGCTTTGCCAACATTCTGGACTTCTACGGCTATCTGGGCGACAAGGAAATCACCACGCAGACCGCCTTCGGCCTGACCTATGTCCAGAATTTCATGGGTTATTCCACCCTGTTCCTGCTGCCCGAAAAGTACATTGCAAAGAACAAGGTCATTGCCGTCCCTGTGGAGAACATCGACCTGTACTACATCGACCCCGCCGACAGCGATTTTGCCAAGCTGGGCCTGAACTATACCGTCGAGGGCGAAACCAACCTGATTGGTGTGCATGTTGACGGCGACTACAGCCGCGCAACTGGCGATATGTACGCTCTTATGGGCATGAAGCTGTGGGCTGAGTACCTGGACGGTATCGCCGTTGCCACCATTACGCCCGCAGAAACCCGGAGCGCAAAAACTGCCAAGGCAGAACAGTAAAAAAGAGGGAGTGCAATGCTTGAAGAATTGATGAGGGAGTGCCGGAACTGGTTTGTCACACAGAATGGCGTCCATCTGGGCGAGTTCAGCATCAAGGGCGGGAGCATTGCGCTCCCTTTTTTGCGTGCCGGACAGTATTTCCGCATTGTGGGCAGCGTTCTGAACGATGGTGTGTATCAATACGGTAACTGCTCGTTGAGGGATGAAACCTTTGACGGGGCTATCTGGGCCATGGCCGTGCCTGCCGAATTTCTGCACCTTGAAGAAGAAATCAAGGCGTGGCGCACGCAGTACGAGAACGCCGCAAATAGCCCATTTCAAAGCGAGAGCTTTGCGGGGTATAGTTACACTAAATCTACTGCGGGCGGCGGTTCTGGCGGCTCTCTGCCGAGCTGGCAAGGTATATTTGCATCACAGCTGAACAAGTGGAGGAAACTGTAATGAGAACCGATAAACTCGGCGTCGATGTTACTGTAAATCTCAGCATGAACATTGATAAATCTACAGCTGAGGGATGCTTAAAAATCGTTGAAATGTTTGTGAACGCAAGCAATGCTCGCGTCGTTGCAGATAGAGAGCCAAATGGCGATGTGAGGTATCATTATGAGTTTACTTGATGCGTTTTCGCGTCGCTGCTGTATTATGGACAAGACCACAAAGCCGGACGGCGAAGGTGGCTATCTTGTCGAGTGGGCAGAGGGCGCGGAGTTTGACAATTTCGTTTCGCTGGATAGCAGTTTGGAGGCCCGCCGTGCAGAAGCAGAGGGCGTGACCAGCGTATATACCGGCGTTGTCAACAGGGATGTGCCGATTGAGTATGGCAGCATCTACAAGGACATTGAAACGGGCGCATATTATCGCGTGACCAGCCGCCCGGAAGAAAAGCAAGCCCCGAAAACGGCTTCCCCTATGCTATGTAAACTGATGAGCTTTACGGCTGAACGCATGGGAGGGCTGCCGAAATGACAAAGGGCGCTGCACTACAGCAGTTTTTCGATAGCTTTCTCCCTGCGTATGCTACAAACGCCGTGCCGGACGACGTTGTACTCCCATACTTGACTTATGATGCGGTCTTTGACGCTGAAGGAGGTGCGCCGTCGCTTACGGTGAACCTGTGGTTCTATACGACGTCTGAGGCTGTTCCAAATGCCAAAGCGCAGGAAATCTCGGACGCTATCGGCATCGGCGGCAAGTTGCTGAAATTTGACGGCGGCTACATTTGGATTCGGCGCGGTTCTCCTTTCTGTCAAGCGCTGGCAGATGAAACAGACAAAAACATTAAGCGGCGGTATTTAAACATTACCGCCGAATTTTTATGCCAAAATTGAGGTGAAAATATGGGTAAATTTACCGCTATTCCCAAAGATACGTTCGACGCATTGCAGCTTGACGCTGGCGTGCTGTTGAACACATTCAACCCAGCAAGCATTGCCGCTCCGCAGGACGGCGACATTATCTGCGCCACTACTGGCGGCATCAACGCCACTTGCGTTCCTACATTCTCCGACTTGGGCGAGGACGTTGACAACTGCCCGGTCAACACCAAAGAGCTGAAACATCTGGACAGCTGGGAGTGCAAAATGTCCTTCACGGCTCTTGGCACGTCCCCTGATAATATCAAGATGGCTCTGGGCAGTGCAGACGGTACCACAAACAAGATTACGCCTCGCCGCGACTTGAAGCAGACCGACTTCAAAGACGAACTGTGGTGGGTGGGTGACCGCGCAGATGGTGGCTGCGTTGCTATCTGCCTGAAAAACGCTTTGTCCACTGGTGGCTTCTCGTTGCAGACTACCAAGAGCGGCAAGGGGCAGATTTCCTGTGAGCTGACTGGCCATGTCTCCATCACTGCACAGGACGTTGTCCCTATGGAGTTCTACAGCATCGACGCGGAGGGATAAAAAATGCGACTGCTTTCTCAGATGACTACCGACGAGACCTGCGATGTCTTGTGCATCGCCGCCCCTCATATCCAGAACATGGCCGATGACAAAAACCTAATTGCAGAGGTTCAACGTAAGCTTCCCAAAGGGGAACATACGCAGATTGACGTCTATAGGTTCGGCCTTACGCGGGTTGTGAATCTTGTTCCCATTTTCTTGAAAGACCACAGAGAAGACGTATATGCGATTCTTTCTCTGTTTAACGGCCTCACCCCAGAAGAATGCGGAAAGCAGGGTTTCTTAAGCACGTTGGCGCAGATTAACGAGCTTGTGAAAGACGAGGACTTCGTTAATTTTTTCAAACAGTCTTTCGGTACGGCGCAGAAAGCGTAATAGTCGCAATCTTAAGCATGCCGAAACTGAGCGCCCGTGCGTTTATGTCGGCACTGCCATACCGAATCAAAGAAAAAACGGATGAAGTGGCATATCGTGTTTATATGTCGGATGTACTTATCACGATTACAAAAAACATGATAAAAACAGAAAGCGAGCCGAAAAGGTACTGGGATATAATCAACCCGCCGCCAGAAGAAACACGAACAGCGGATGAAATCAAAGAACACATGAAGAAAAAGCTGAGAAAACTGGAAGAGCCGCCCCAAAAATAGGGCGGCTCATTTTAGAAGCAGTTTGTCATAATGGCTTTGTAGATTTTATCGTCTACCTCGATTAAAAAGCGTTTACCGCTTGCAACCCACTGTGGGTCTTCTTTCAGCTGAATTGCAATCTGATAAATGCCTTTTTGTTTTGCGGTGACTGCGCCAGCCACGAGACCAGCAGGCCCAAGAATGGCGCCGCCAACAAGCCCGCGCATCACACCAGAAGACATAGACTTCTTCTGAGATTCATCCACAACAGAATAATCTGCAACGGTGCTTCTGTCTAATGTGATTGCGGGCATCAATCCCATGTCGAGTTGAACTCGACCAAAAGAAAGATTGACCTTCTTTCCGACGTAATCTCCTGCGATAACTGCATTTTTAGCTTTTGCCATAGCAAAACACCTCCTAAAGCTAGGATACAGCATAGCTAACAAAAAATCAACAAGAAAGGAGTGAGAAGTTGGACGTTTTTAATCTAAATGCAAAATTAAGCCTTGACACAGATGATTATGAACGGCAGTTAAACGATGCAAGCGGCAAAACAACATCTTTCTGGGATGTATTCAGCGGTACGTTTCTTGGCAATGCGGTCTTTGACGGATTAAAAGCTATTGGAAGCACGATTGTATCTGTGGGCCAATCTGCGGCTAGTGCGGCTCTGAACATCGGCAAAGCATCCCTGAGCAGTTACGCAGACTATGAGCAGCTTGTCGGCGGCGTAGAAACCTTGTACAAGGACAGCGCAGGTATTATTGAGGGCTATGCAAAGGACGCGTACAAGAACGTTGGCCTGTCTGCAAACGAGTACATGGAGACATCAACATCGTTTGCTGCGGCTCTGGTTTCAAGTTTGGGCGGCGATACACAAAAAGCCGCTGAAATGGCGAATACTGCAATTTCGGATATGTCCGATAATGCGAACAAGATGGGCACTAACATCTCGTCCATCCAAGACGCATATAACGGCTTTGCGAAGCAGAACTACACCATGCTTGACAACTTAAAGATCGGCTACGGTGGCACGCAGGCTGAAATGAAGCGGTTGATAAAAGAAGCCGCTGCCATGAAGGACACGCAAGCGGAACTCGGCGTAACGGTTGATGCAACCAGTATGTCTTATGCGAATATTGTACAGGCGATTCACGTCGTACAGGCAAACATGGACATTATGGGGACGACCAGCAAAGAAGCTGCAACTACCATCCAAGGTAGTACAGCTTCGATGAAAAGCGCCTGGGAAAATCTGCTTACAGGCATTGCAGACCCAGAACAGGATGTTCAGCAGCTAATCAATAATTTCGTAGACAGTCTTCTTACTGCTGCTCAAAACATTTTGCCGCGTATCGAAGAAATTGTCCCAACGCTGATTAACGCCATGACCGAGATAGGCGCACAGTTGGCCCCTGTAGTCAGCACTGTTATCGAAGGCATGATGCCAACCGTTGTAGAAGGGATAGAGGCACTATTTAACGGCCTTGGATTTTTGGCAGACGAGTTACAGCCAATCATTGAGGAATTATTTTCTTTTTTTGGCGATGCGATAGTAAATGCGCTGACAAGCGCAATCGAAAATTCTGATTTTAGTGTAATTTTTGATATTTTCGATGAAATCAAAGAGGCGGTCAACGAAGTAATCCCTGTTATAGAAACCTTAGCTCCTGCCATTGGCGCGGTTGGCACTGCTATTGCTGGATGGCAAATTGGAACGAAAATCCAGAAAATGGTGACCGCTTTCGACGAGGCTAAAGTTGCCGTATCTCTGTTCAGCATGGGGCTTTCTGATTCAGAGGTTGCACAGGGCGCTTTGGATGGCACGCTCAAAGGGTCGGAAGTTGTCGTTGGGCTGCTTACTGGGAAAATTGATTTACTTTCTTTGGCGCAAGGCAAACTCAAGGCTGCGCAGGCTGCGCTAAACGCCGTTATGTCAGCCAACCCGATTGCAATCGTAATCACGCTGATTGCGGCTCTGATTGGCGTATTTGCCGCTCTGTACGCAACGAACGAAGATTTCAGAAACAAAGTCAACGAAATTTTTGAGTTCGTAAAGACCACTGTTGTTACATTCTTCACAGAGATTGTTCCAGAGGCGATTAACAGTGCGTTAGAGTGGTTTCAACAGCTCCCCGATAAAATATCTGAGTTCATGGCAAACGCCGTGCAAAGCATTGCTGACTGGGCTACACAAACGGCGGAAAATGCCCGCCAAGCTGGCAGCAATTTTATCAATGCTGTTGTAGAATTTTTCTCGCAACTCCCGTACAACTTAGGCGTATTTCTCGGCACAGCGCTTGCAAACATCGCAATTTGGGCGGTAGAAACGGCAGAGAATGCGCGGCAAGCTGGCTCCCAATTCTTGCAAAACGTAGTTGAGTTCTTTACGCAACTCCCCGGCAACGTTTTAACGTTCCTGTCTACCACGATCCAGAACGTCATTGCATGGGCTGGGCAAATGAAGTCCAACGCAATCGACGCTGCATCTACGTTCCTGAATAACGTAATTGAGTTTTTTACTCAGTTGCCCGGAAACATTGCAGAGTGGTTCACAAAAACGATTGAAAAAGTCGTAGAGTGGGCCGAAGAATTGAGGAAAAACGGCGAACAGGCCGCAAAAGATTTGCTAGATGCTGTTGTTACGGGCCTTCAGGAATTACCCGGCAAAATCTTTGATTTAGGCGTGAACGCGGCAAAGAGCTTGCTCGAGGGTATTAAGAGTATGGGCGGCTGGCTGAAAGAACAGGTCGGAAATTTCGTAGACGGCATGGTCTCCGGCTTTACCGGCACGGTGCAGACAAACGGCTCCCACGCTGGCGGTCTGGATTATGTTCCCTATAACAACTACGTTGCAAACCTGCATCGCGGGGAAATGGTTCTGACGGCTAAAGAGGCCGACAGCTACCGCAAAGGCGAGAAAAACGCTGTTGTTGGCGGCGTGACTGTTATCCAAAACATCTACAGTCAGGCCAAAACTGCGGCAGAGCTTATGCGCGAGGCACAGTATGAGCAGCGGCGGGCGCTTATGATGGGTGCAATTTGAAAGAGGGTGAAGCATGTACACAGCAAGATTTGTGCGGGATGACGGCGAAACGCTGTATTTCGGCTATAATTACGGTTCTATCGTGAATATAGACCCTCTTTCGGATGTAGATGTTGATGTAGCGCTGTCGCAAGGCTTTCAACAGGTCGGCAAGACCTTTGAGAGCGCGACTGTCGGAGAAATCACGCGGGAAGTCAGCGGCTACCTGCTGGGCGACAGCAGGGTGATGAAGCGTAAAATGCTGCGCATCCTTACGCCAAACTCATTCGGCAAGCTGTATTTCGGCGACGGCTATTACTGCAACTGCACCGTGAAGAAGACCCCGGCTTTCAAGCAGCGCCGCTTTGACGCTGCTTTTCAGTTTACGGTTCTCTGCCCCTTCCCCTACTGGCTGGCAGCTGACCGCAAAGGGCAGCAGATTGGAAAGCTGACACCGTCCTTCAAGTTCCCGGTGAACTACAAAAAGCACAAGTTCGGCGTTACAGACGGCAGTGTATTCATGAATTTTATCAATGACGGAGATACGGATGTTACGTTCTCTGTTATTTTCTACGCGCAGTTGCCGTTGAGCAATCCCGAAATCACAAATGTGAACACGCTGGAAAAGCTGAAAATAAACGAATCACTGCAAGCAGGCGAGTATATCACAGTAAGCCGGGAGGGCGCATCCAAGCGTCTGACCGTCATCAAAACGAGCGGTGACGTAGAAACTAACATCTACGGAAAGCTCGATGACGCAAGCAACCTGTACTACATTCGCGCGGGCGACAACATTCTTAAGCATTCCTACACGGACGGCGCTGAACACGCCTTGAATACGAGCGTTTTCTATAATGACGCCTATGTGGGGGTATTCGATGATATGTAGAGTATACGACCCTCAACTGAACAAGCTCGGGCAGATTGAAACGTTCGTCTCCCTTGTCTGGACGGAAAAATATAATCAGCTTGGGACGTTCCAGCTTGAATTGTCGCAGCAGCAGGAATACAGCGACCTCATGAAAGAGGACTATTACTGCGAAATCGACGACAGCGACACGCTTATGATTATAAAATCCGTGCAGACGGAGGGAAACAAAATCATTATCAACGGCGCTCCTGCAACACGGCTTTTATCTGACCGCGTAAGCACCGCAGAGCTATCAAATATAAACGCAGAAACCGCTATGCGTACTCTTATTCATGATATGCAAGCGTGGCCCTGCGTGGCTCTGGGCGCGTCCTGCGGGCTTGCTGACAAGTTTGAGGCCCAAACGTCAGACCAGACCATAGAGGAATACTGCGAAAAAATAGCGCAGGCCGTTGACGCTGGTTTCAGGCTACGCTTTGACAAGCCGAATAGAAAGTTGCTTTTTGAGGTATACAAACCGGGCGAAAGCCAGACCGTAAAGTTTTCGACATGGTTTCAGAATGTCGGCAATCTGGACTACTGCGTCTCAACAGCAAGCTACAAGAATGTCGCTATCGTTGCTGGCGCGGGCACAGGCGACGAGCGTATCACCGTCTATGCAGGCGACACGGCCGCGGCGGGCATTGACCGCCGCGAAATGTACGTAGACGCTCGGCAGGAGCAGCAGAAAAACAACGAAAGCCTAGAGGACTACAAAGCGCGGCTTGTGGAGTACGGGAAAGGCAAGTTGCTTGAGCAGCTGCGCCTTGAAACGCTGGACTTTGATATTGATTCCGACTGCGTGAACTTGGGAGACGTTGTTTCCTGCATTTTCCCAGAGCTGGGCATCAATGCGAAAGTCCGTATCATGGGAAAGACCATTACTGCGCAGAACAATGTCACACAGTACAGCGTTGAACTCGGGACACCTGTAATTACAAAGAGGTACTAAATGGCAATTATCACATATCCTCTGAACGATGTGGATTACACGGCAGAAGATGCAGAGACCTACCTCTGCACCCGCACAAGCGGGGTATATGCTGCCGAATCGTTCCCCGCAACAGTTACAGAGGCACGAAAAATCACCATCGGGCCAGGTATGGCCTGGATTAACAACGGCACGTTTAAAGGAAAAAGCGTTGTTAGCACGGAAAATGTATCTGTAGCAATCCCCATTGCCGACGGTGCGCTCCCCCGCATTGACAGAATCGTGCTTCGCTTTACTAAGAGCACTAACGAAAGCACGTTTGAGGTAAAGACCGGCACACCCGCTTCAAATCCTGTAGCGCCCACTCTAACGCGCTCCGAGCTGCTTTATGAGCTTGGTCTATACACTGTGTCTGTTCCTGCTGGCAGCCTTACAGTAAGCGCCGCAGACGTCACCAACACGATGCTTGATGAAAGTGTCTGCGGCCTTATGCGTGACGGCGTGACCGGGCTGCCGACTGGCACGCTGCAAAAGCAATATGAAGCTCTTATTAAGTCGATGGCGGACGAGATTGCAGCTATTAAGGCGGGCAGCGCTACCATGCTGAAAGACGTCTACGACCCTGCGGGGCTTGGCACATCTGCTACTGTACAGGTGTACAACTGCGCCAAAACAGGCAATACGTTTGCACTGACTGGCTCTGGTGCTGTGGGCCGTTTCAAAGCACCTGCAACGTTCACCAGCGGAGACGCATTCAGCATCAATGGCAAGGCTGCACCTGCGTATGTGGGCGCAAACGCCGTTGACGCGGACACGATTGTCAAAGGCAGGTGGGTACTGTTTACCTATGACGGCACACAGCTAAATTTTAACGGCGGCGGTGGCCTCGGCGCAAACAAGCTGGCACTAGCTACCGCCGAGCCTGATGATGTGCTGGACGGTAAGAAGTATTACGCCAAAGATAAGACAATCAAGACTGGTAATTTGCCTATACAGCCCAAGACCGTTTCCCCTGTCTCCTACAGCGTCGGCAGCGGAAACCTTAATGCGCGTATTCCCAAGGGCGCTTATAAGAACGACGCTGGCGCAGGGTATCCAGAGGTTGCAATCCCTGTCGGCTCTGCTCCTGCGTCCGCAGTTCTGGAGGGCAACAATTTCACGAGCGCTGAAGCGGGCGTGAACGTTGGCGGCAGCATGACAAACCACGGCAACTGGGGCCGGGAGATATCCCCGGGCGGTGCGGTTACAGTCCCGGGCGGATACCACGCAGGTAACGGAAGGGTGAGCGCAAAAGCGCTGAAAACGGTGACAATCACCATGGCCACAGGCGGGGGTCCCTGGAGCTACACTTTTACGGGCGGCACGCTGGTCGGCATCAGCGACATCGCGCAAAGTGGGGAAAGCCCGGAGATCGGGCTCCTGCACATCAGCGGGAACACCATCACCATGGAATGGAGCGGCAACGGCACGGTGAACCGCCAGATTACGCTGATTTACTACTAAGAGGAGGGTCAAACTTGGCAGCAACTATTTATGAACCGTTGTCTACAGCACATCTCAAATCGTGTACCGTAGACTTCGACAGCAGGCCCGACAAAAAGGCCGTGAATCTGGTTCAGTATGACCAGACCATTCCTGTTCTTTGCGTTTCGCTCAAAAAAGGCGGCACAGAGTATAAAGTCCCGTCTGACGCAGATGTAAACATCCGCATGGACAAGCGCGACGGCTATCATGTGTACAATCCTGCGCTCGGCGTGAATGCAGAGCGCACAATCGCATATTTCGCTGTCACTCCGCAGATGTCTACTGGCTGGGGCGACTATTACCCGATTGTTGAAATCACTGTCGGCGGTGGCGTTGCAGGCAGTGCGCCCATCTGGCTGCACTTCGACAGAAATCCTCTACCTGAAAATGCTATTATCAGCAGCGACGAGTACAAGACTATTCAGCAGCTCTTGGAAGATGTGAAAGCTGTTAAGGCTGACACTGAGGCTATAAAGACCGCCACAGAGCAGATTAAGGCCCAGACTGAGGCCGTTAGAGACCAAGCCAAGGGATTCGCCGACAATGCCAAGAACAGCGCAGACAAGGCACAGACCCTCGTTGACGGGATGCCCTCTGACTACAGTCAGGCGATGAAAGACATTGGCACGCTGAAAAACCAGATGCAGCGTGCCTACCCCGATGACAGCACCATTGGTGAAAATCCGTGGAGCAGCAAGAACATCGTGGACATGCTTTGCCCGCCTCTGGAAGAAAGCAGCAACCCTGTTGTGTGCTACCCTGTGGCGGGCTATCCGCTGGGCGTGAAAGCAAAGTGGGAACCCATGCAGGAGGGCACGGGAACGCCCAGCCCCGAAAACATCCGTCCAATCAAGGGGCGTGATAGCGTGAGGGTCGAACGGTGCGGGGAAAATTTGCTGGCTATAAAACCATTTAATAAACACACATCTAAAGGCATCACATATGAGTATGTCCCGGATGGCGGTATTCATGTATCCGGCACCGCACTGACTAGTGTGGATAGCCCGACGTTTCCGGTTTGGCTTCTGCCGCCTGGAAAATACTTCGGGCTGGAATTGAGCTCGGAAATTTCCGCTAGTATTGTGGTGCAGAGAAACGGGAAGAACTTGTGGCTAAACGCCAAAGGCGCTTTTGAGATTTTGGCTGGGGATGTAACTAAGTATTGGTACGCGATTGTGAGTGCCGACGCAACGGTTGACAAGACAGTATATCCGTACATTGTTTCCGGCACCACCGCCCCCACCACCTACACACCATACATCGGGCAGACCAACACCCTGACCCTGCCTGAAACCGTTTATGGCGGTGAGGTGGACGCGGTGACGGGAGATGCAAAAGGGACTTGGCAAGTCAAATCCCTTGATGGGACAGAAGGTTGGGCAATTAGAGATACATATATCGGTGTATACAACTTACTATCGCCGACAGATAGCGGGAAAGCAATATGTACGCATTTCGACGTTAGAAGGACTTTTAATGGTGATAATTTATACATCTCAGATACAGGCACTGTATACTTAGGACGTGCGTTATCTAATAAATACACCGTGGATACATGGTGTGCCTACCTTGCCGCTCAGAACGACGCTGGCACGCCTGTACAAGTCGCCTACAAGCTGGCAGAGCCTGTGCCTTTCACTGCGACAGGCGCACAGCCGTTGTCCGCGCTTGCAGGAGCAAACACCGTACTGACTGACGCCGACAGCGCGACCGTTACTGGACGCGCAGACCCAATTAAACGGATCGCCGATTTGGAAGCAGCGGTTGCTTCTATCAACTGAAAGGAGTAATAAAATGGCTATCAAAAGTAAAGCACGGCACGATTTGACGCTGCGCAGTATCAAGCGGGAAATTGCAGCAGGACGTGACGTTGCGTTCTGGCTTGATAAGGCGTACACACACCTTGACAACGGCCTGCTGGATGAGGCGGACATTGCCGAGGTGGAGGCGCTGGCGCAGGCGTATTATGATGCGGTGGATGCGAGAGAGAGCGCAGACGAGGTTACGGAGACGCCGGATGTGCCGGAGGTTGACGGCGCTGAAAATACCACCGGTGAAGAAAACGACACCAACGAAAAGGAGAGTGAAACCAATGAAGGATGAAATGATCCTGTCGCCCGAAATGGACGAGGAGCTGTCGAACGGGAAGGGAGAGGACGAGAATGAGTGATTCTGCACTGGCCGTTTACACGGCCATCAGCCCAAACTGCAACCGGCCCCGGAGCCAGCCCATCAGCAAGATTACCGTTCATCACATGGCTGGCAACATGACGCTTGAATCTTTCGGCGCTCTTGTCAGTAGGCCCTCACGCCAGATGAGCGCCAACTATGCCATCGAATCCAGCGGGCGTATCGGTCTGTTCTGCCACGAGGCGGACAGGTCGTGGTGCAGTTCCAGCCCGTGGAACGACCAGCGGGCCATTACGATTGAGGTTGCCAACGACAGCGGCGCACCGGACTGGCACGTCAGCGACAAGGCGTATGCCGCCCTGCTCGACCTTTGCACCGACATTTGCCGCCGCAACGGCATCAAGGAACTGACCTACACCGGCGACAAGAACGGCTCGCTCACGATGCACTGCTTCTACGCAGCTACCGCCTGTCCCGGGCCGTACCTGAAAAGCAAGTTCCCGGACATTGCGGCACAGGTCACGAAGCGCTTGAAGGTCGACGTGGCCGACGCTGCACCCGTCAAGACGCAGGAGCAGACGTTCGTTGACGTCATGGCCGAGAAGTGCCAGAGCCGCTGCCTGAACGCGCATCTTCTGCCGTCGCTGTGCATTGCACAAGCCTGTTTGGAGAGCGCCTACGGCACAAGCGAACTGGCCGTGCAGGCAAACAACCTGTTCGGCATCAAGGCCAGCAATTGGAGCGGCAGAGTGTACAACAAAGCCACAAAGGAGTGGGACGGCAGCAAGTACATCACCATCACGGCGGGCTTCCGCGCCTACGATACGATGGCCGCCTGTGTAGAGGACTACATCAAGAAGCTGACGACCATGCCGCGCTATTCCAATCTGGTCGGCTGTACCGACATCAACAAGGCGTGCGAGTACATCCGGGCCGATGGCTGGGCCACCAGCCCGACGTATACCGCAAGTCTGCTGTCCGTCGTGAATCAGTTCAACCTTACGCGGTATGATACAGTCATCCAGGATGATGAGCCTGTTTCCAGCCCAACCCATCAGGAAATCTGGCTCGACCATGTTGTTCTGCCCAACGCCGCCGCTATGGAGTTTTACGCCGTTGCTAAAAAATACGGATTTGACAATGGTAAAGCCTATCATGCGAAATATGTAGAGGCGTGAAGCCCCGGAACGGAAGTGAAACATGAATGAATGGACGATTGTAACAACTATCGTTGTCATTGTCGGGCTTATTGTTACGGTGACCACTCCCCTGCTCAAACTCAACACTAGCATCACGCAACTACGCTCGCTGATTGAGAATGTTGTGAAGCGCGTCGACGACAACGAGCATGACAACACCGAAAGCCACCGCCGAATTTGGAAGCATAATGACGAGCAGGATGCCTTGCTGCAAAATCATGAGCTGCGGATACACGATTTGGAGAAAGGAACGAATCATGAACATTGACTACACTACCTACATCAAGCCGGAACTGCTTGTGTTGATTCCTGTGCTTGTTTTTATCGGTTATTTTCTCAAGCAGAGCGAGGCCGTAAAAGACAAACTGATTCCCGCCATTTTGGCGGCTGTTGGCGTCCTTTTGGCGGCGCTGTGGGTGCTTGCAACATCTACCATTGCTGTGCCTCAAGACTGGCTTATGGCCCTGTTCACGGCGCTGGTACAGGGTGTTCTTTGCGCTGCTGGCGCAGTGTTTGCTAATCAGATTGTAAAGCAGACCACTAAAAAAGAATAACGCTCTCAATAGTGCGCAAGTTCGATTTCTGTATACCCTTGGCGAAGTACAAATCTGTATGCTTTTTGCTTACTGACGAAGAAAAAGCGGTGCTTGATTACAAGCGACGCGGAATAACAAATGCAGAAATTGCAGCTGAACTCTATTGCAGCGAACGAACCGTAAACCGGCTCGTCAGAGCAATAGCGGACAAAATAAACAAATAAAAAGCCCCTCTTTGGTTGAATTTTCCAACCAAAGAGGGGCTTTTTTTGTTTGTCGTAAACATGACGTATAAATGGCGCACAAAGAAATGCGTAAAATATTACAATGTGTATAGGAGAGAAGACAATGTATAGAGAATTGAACTTGAACCCAGAGCACAAGCGCGTTGGCGATTGCACCGTGAGAGCCATAGCAGCAGCCACTATGCAGCAGTGGGAGACCGTATATACGGGCTTGGCTGTTGAAGGCTTGCTACTGCATGATATGCCGACTGCTAACTATGTCTGGGGCCGCTATCTTCGGCGGTGCGGGTGGAACCGTTCGGCAATTCCGAACAGCTGCCCAGACTGCTACACAGTGGCAGATTTTGCGGCGGAGCACCCAGACGGCACGTATATTCTGGCTCTTGCGACGCACGTTGTTTGCGTCCGCGATGGGGACTGGCTCGACACTTGGGACAGTGGGGACGAAACTCCCCTGTACTACTGGGAAAAGAGGTAATCAATTGTGGCTTTTGGCGTACCGTATCAGCCCGGGTTTGCCCCGGGATACTACCCTATGAGCAACGGCGCAATGCCGGACCAGCTTTCACAGTTAAGGCAGGCCGCATATCCGCAACAGGCGGCACAGCAGCAATCCGCGCCAATTATCTGGGTTCAGGGAGAAGAAGCGGCGAAATCCTACTTATGCGCGCCCGGGAACAGCGTTTTGCTCATGGACAGTGAGAAAAGTTCGTTCTACATCAAGGCGGTAGATGCAAGCGGGATGCCGCAACCCTTGCGTGTCTTCGATTATACCGAACGGACGGCCCAGAAACCTCCCGAGAAAGTGCCCGAAGCGCAAGTAGGTAATTATGTTACCCGCGCCGAGTTTGACGCGCTGGCGGCCCGCTTTGACGCTCTGACGGCTGAAAAGCAGAAGAAAAAGGAGAATGACAATGCCAAATCCTCTATTTGATATGCTGGGCGGTGGGCGTATGCCAGGCCCGATGGGACAATTTCAGCAGATGATGCAGCAGTTTCAGCAGTTCCGACAGAATTTTCAAGGCGACCCGAAGCAAGAAGTTCAAAAGCTGCTGCAATCTGGAAAAATGAGCCAGCAGCAGCTAAATCAGCTGCAAGCGATGGCGCAGCAGTTTCAGGGCTTTTTAAAATAGGTTCAAACCGTGCGCACGGTGAACAATACATTCAACTTTTGAAAGGAGTTAAACATGAGTCTTTCTTCGGACGGCACTGTTATGACAATGCCTGTGCAGCCCGCTAATACGGGCAATGGTAACGGCTGGGGCTTTGGCGGCGATGGTTTGCTGTATATTATTATTCTCTTCCTCTTCGTTTTCTGCGGCTGGGGCGGTAACTGGGGCAACAGCGGATTTGGCAGCAATAATGGTGCTGGCGCTGTCGATGGTTACATCCTCACCAGCGACTTTGCCAACATCGAACGCAAAATCGACGTCGTGAACAACGGCCTGTGTGACGGCTTCTATGCTCAGGCACAGCTTGTCAACGGTGTGCAGAACGCTATGCAGCAGGGCTTTATGTCGGCTGAAATCAGCCGCGCCAATCAGCAGGCGGCATTTATGCAGCAGCTGAATGCCATGCAGATGCAGCAGGCAAATTGCTGCTGCGAGACCCGCGAGGCTATCCAGGGCGTAAACTACAACCTTGCTACGCAGGCTTGCGACACGCGCCAGACTATCCAGAACGGCACTCGGGACATCATCGAAAACCAGAACGCGAACGCCCGCGCTGTGCTTGACGCACTGACGGCGCAGCGCATTGAGGCTAAAGATGCCAAGATTGCCGAGCAGAACCAGCAGCTTTTTGCCGCACAGCTTGCCGCAAGTCAGGCTGCGCAGAATGAAACGCTGAAAGCCTATATGAGCGGGCAGCTTGCTTACTACAACCCCCGCCCTGTTCCGGCTTTCCCCGTCCCTGCTCCGTATCAGTATGGGAATTGCGGCACCTGCAACGGCTGCGGATGCTAAAAATGAATACGGCAACTTGTCGGAACATCTGACATGTTCGGCCCCGTGCCGATAGTGCAAAATGTGGCGGGGCAATTGTCCCGCCACTATCTTTTTTTTGAAAGGAATGATTTTATGGCTGAATTTACAAACGCGAATACCGTGAGCGTGGCAGCAGGCCAGAACGTGCCGCTGACTGAAACGGCGGTGGCAGGTAAGGGCTGCATTGTGCATCGTGAAGGTGCAGGAATTGTCACCCTGCGAGGGCTTACGAACCAGTGCAAAGCGCGTTTCAAAGTGAGCTTCGGTGCAAACGTTGCTATCCCTACTGGCGGCACAGTGGAAGCTATTACTGCGGCGCTTGCTATCAACGGCGAACCGCTGAACAGTGCGACTGCAACCGTTACGCCTGCCGCCGTTGAAAACTATTTCAATATCTATGTGTCAGCCTTCGTGGAAGTCCCCCGCGGTTGCTGCGTTACTGTGGCGGCTGAAAACACCAGCACGCAGGCTGCAATGTTTGCGAACGCAAACTTTATTGTCGAGCGCGTGAGCTGAAAGGAGCACAGCAATGAGTATGAAAACCATGTATGAACTGAAAGATATGCTTTGTGAAGAACTTGATGAAATCGGCAAGAAGGGCGAAATGAGCGCTGGCGACCTCGAAACCATCCACAAGTTGACCGATACCATCAAGAACATTGACAAAATTGCCATGCTGGAGGACGGTGGGTACAGCCGCGACGCGGACTATCCTCGAGACGGTGACTGGTCTGCGAATATGCGCGGCAACTATGGGCGCGGAAACAGCTATGCACGGCGCGGCTCCCATTATGTACGTGGGCACTACAGCCGTGACGATGGGCGCGAAGCCATTGTACAGCGCATGGAAGAAATGCTGCGGGACGCCGAAGGGCGTGACCGTGAAACTATCCAGCGCTGCATTGAGCTGATGCGATAAGGCGGTGCGGTATGTTCGACGTGCGGGAGATTGACGGCGCGATTGCGGAGCTGGAAAACAGCGAACTTACAATGCCGCGAGTGGAAAAGCTGGCGGCCCTGTACACTGTAAAGAACCAGCACAGCGACAAACCGTTGCCCGAGCCTGTGCGTTACTATGCAGCAGCGGAGCCGGAGCGCAGGGCGGTTCGTGGAGACAGCGACTTTCTGCGTGCTGTCTCCGCCGTTGACATCGATGACGCTCTGAATGTAATGGATGAGTTAATGAGCGCTCTATATGTCGCGAACCAAAAAGCATACAATGGCGTTATGCGAAAGTTAGAAAGGCTGCAATGAGCGAATTTATGGAAATTTTAAAAAGCCAAGACGAAGAAAGGGCATTAAAAACCCTTGACGAGTTTATGGACGCTCTAAGGGAAGCCATACCGGATTTATACGCAGAATTGATGCACAATATGCGTAAAAAATAGGCAAGTGTGTACTAAAACGTGTACTGCATAAAGAAAACAGCGTAGATTCCAACGAATCTACGCTGTTTTTATTGGTGGAGGATGGGGGACTCGAACCCCGATTATTCTACGCAGCACGGTATTATATTCATTACTTATCGTTAAAAGTGTGTACCGTGCGTACTCCCGTCCCCGTGCCAAATACTGACCGA